AGGCCCCACCCGTCGGCACTTGCGGCACGGTGACAGGGGTCGATGATACCGGCTCTATCATGGTGGCTTGGGACAACGGCGGCAGTCTGAATGTCCTGTATGGCATCGACCGTTGCCAGAAAATCTAGGAGCTACGGAGCCATAATATACACTGATTTCTGCTAAAATGTTTGTGTACATTATGGCTCCGATATTCCTGGATATATGTGTGTTTCAGAGGTAATATGCTACTACCGAAAGGGAAAAACACACAAAACGGAGGATACCACCATGAAGAACATTTTTGAAGAAATCTACCAGCAGGAAACCGAGCTGAAAAAGGAGTATGATGCCGCTGATGATGCTGGCAAGGACAGCATCCGAGCCGAACACAAAGCCCTTATGGAACGCATTGCCAGCCTTGGCGGTGCCGCACCTCGCATCTGGCGAGAGTACGACAAAGCCAGAGAGAATGGCAACGAACTCCTGGACATCAACGATGTTGTCTGGGACAAGGATGTGGAACTGCTGGTCACCACCCTGCGAAAGTACGGTATTGAGAAATTCACCTTTTCTTCCGGCTGGAGCAGTGCGGTTGATACCGCATGGCTTTTCCAGCAGAACGGCTGCAAGCTGGAGGGGCTGGTTGAAATCAGCGGCAACATGGACTACCTCAAGGGAGAACATGAAAAGCTGCACGGCTACCTTTTCAGCGTAAACTAAGCTGATAGCACCAAAGAGCCGGTCGGCTCTTTTGGTCGTTATGGGTACGATCTACCCGATTTTTCTTGCTGATATTTGTGTACTATATGATGCCGGATTCCCTGGATATATGTGTGTTTTAGAGTTAATATGCTACTACCGAAAGGGAAAACACCAGAAAAGCGGAGGAAAGCATTATGTGGAGCAAAGGAACGATTGGAGTACCCCAGAAGGACGGCAGTTACATCGCTTGCAAGTATTGGGTCAAGCACTACGAAGAAGGCAGCGAGTGGGGCATCGATGAGGGACGGATTTCCAAGCTGGAGATTCGCATCAACGGCAAGATTACCGCCAACTACGACAGGGGCTGGGACATCGAGCCGGAAGATGAAACCACCCAGACCGCCCTTGCAATCCTGCTGAAAGAGTACAACTAAACAGCAGAGAACAGCACCCGAAAGGGTCTGTTTCTCGTATACGGATATTTACAGGACTCAGAAATGGGTCTTTTTTTGTTGCCATTTTTGCGAAAGGAGGTGGAGCCGATGGCACAGAGAGGAAGAAAACCAAAGCCGACCGCACTGAAGGTTCTGGAGGGCAATCCTGGCGGCAGACCGCTCAATCCCAATGAGCCGAAGCCCGCAAAGAAAGCCCCTCGTTGCCCGTCCTGGCTGGAAGATGAAGCCAAGAAGGAATGGAAGCGTATGGGCAAAACTCTGGAGCAGATGGGTCTACTGACCGAAATGGATATGGCGGCGTTTGCCGGATACTGTCAGGCATACGCCCGTTGGAAGGAAGCGGAGGAGTTCATCAGCCAGCACGGTACGATGGTGCGTACTCCCAACGGCTACCTCCAACAGGTACCGCAGGTGTCCATCGCCCAGACAAATATGAAAATAATGCTGAAGTTCTGTGAGCAGTTTGGTCTGACACCCTCTGCCCGGAGCCGTATCGTTGGCGGTGAGGGTAACACCGATCCTACCGATGAGATGGAAGCTCTGCTGGGAGGTGATTCGTGATGGCGTTCCAATACACCCCCTCCCCATTCATGCTCCCGACTTCCCATTATGATAAAAAGAAAGCCGACCGAGCCGTGACCTTCATCCAGAACCTCTGCCACACCAAGGGCAAGTGGGCTGGGCAGAAGTTCTTGCTCCTTCCCTGGCAGGAGCAGATCGTCCGGGATATTTTCGGCATTGTCCGCGCGGATGGCAAGCGGCAGTTCCTTACCGCCTATGTCGAAATTCCGAAGAAACAGGGCAAGTCCGAGCTGGCTGCGGCGATTGCCCTTTATCTGCTATATGCAGATGGAGAAGCAAGTGCTGAAGTCTACGGTGCTGCGTGTGACCGAAACCAGGCATCCATCGTTTTCGATGTGGCAAAGCAGATGGTTCAGATGTCCCCAGCACTGATGAAGCGGTCGAAGATCACCGCCGCCACCAAGCGTATCGTCAACTACAGCAACGCTGGATTTTACCAGGTGCTTTCTGCTGAAACAGGTACCAAGCATGGTCTGAATGTATCGGGTCTGGTATTTGATGAGATACACGCCCAGCCGAACCGTAAGCTCTACGATGTCCTTACCAAAGGTTCCGGCGATGCCCGTGAACAGCCACTGTTCTTCATCATTACTACGGCCGGTACGGATAAGCAGAGTATCTGCTATGAATTACACACCAAAGCCCTGGACATCAAGAATGGTCGGAAGAAGGATGCTACCTTCTACCCGGTCGTGTATGGCTTGGCGGAGGGCGATGACTGGAATGATGAAGCGAACTGGTACAAGGCCAATCCTTCCCTCGGACACACCATTTCAGTGGAACGAGTACGGGAAGCCTACAAGAATGCTCTGGAAAATCCTGCAGAAGAGAATGTGTTCAAACAGCTCCGCTTGAATATGTGGACGAACTCCACGGTGGTCTGGATTCCAGAGCATATTTACGACCGTGGAAAGCTACCTATTGATGTGGAGGCTCTGGAGGGGCGTGACTGCTATGCCGGACTTGACCTTTCCAGCACTTCGGATATTACCGCTTTTGTTTTGGCCTTTCCACCCCGGACAGAGGATGAGAAGTATATCGTTCTTCCGTTTTTCTGGTTGCCGGAGGAAACGTTGGAGCTGCGGTGCCGGAGAGACCATGTCCTTTATGATGTCTGGAAACGCCAAGGGTACATCAACACTACCGAGGGCAATGTGATCCACTATGGATTCATCGAGCAGTTCATCATGGATCTGGGTACACACTACCACATCAAGGAGATTGCCTATGACCGATGGAATGCGACCCAGATGGTGCAGAACCTTGAGGATGAAGGCTTTCTGATGGTTCCTTTCGGGCAGGGCTTTAAGGATATGTCCCCGCCGTCCAAGGAGCTGTACAAGCTGTTGATGGAAGGAAACATCGTTCACGGCGACAATCCTGTTCTGAAATGGATGGCACAGAATGTGGTCATGCGCCAGGACCCGGCGGGTAACATCAAGCCGGACAAGGAACGCTCTGTGGAAAAGATCGATGGTATCGTTGCCCTCATCATGGGGCTTGACCGTTGTATCCGAAACGGTGGCACTTCCGGCAGTGTTTATGACGAGCGCGGTATCATCAGTTTTTAGTGAGTGCCAATACCCATTCCAGAAATGGAGTACGGTTATCCGGCATGGAACGCCCAGGACCATACCAGTGGTTTGTTACCACGAAAGTTCGCCCCTCTGCGGTGATGCGGTTCTGGTAGTAACGCCGCTTGTTTCCTACATGGCAAAGTGACCGCAATTCTTCATTCGAGCATTCGTTCGGGGCTTCCAGCAGTACGGGAAAATGACTGCTGTGGAATAGGTCGTGGCACACGCTTGGATTGGTCATGGTAGCAAGTGTTGCCGTGTTTAGTTTTCCTGCCTTTTTCAGCTCGTCCAGGCAGGCAAAAGCAAATTCTTTATTGTCCATATCTTCAAAGTTTTTCATCTTGGAATCCTCCGATTTATCGTTTGATTTCATTGTATCAGAAACTTTGCAGTATGTATTTAACCGCCGGAAAATCATATAGCGGCTGCATAACCGACCACGGTTATACATCGCTTCTGACGGTGCATCATCAAATGTGATCAAGGAGGGATTGATATGGGTATCCTCAGTGGCCTGTTCCGTTCCAGGGCTGGCCCCACCAACCGAACCAGTGGAAGTGCGTATAGCTTCTTCCTGGGAACAGCGACTTCTGGCAAGAGAGTCAATGAACGCTCTGCCATGCAAATGACAGCGGTGTATTCCTGTGTACGAATTTTATCGGAAGCAGTAGCAAGCCTGCCTGTTCATATCTTCAAATACAACGACAGCGGTGGCAAAGAGAAAGCACTTGACCATCCGCTGTATTTTTTACTCCATGATGAGCCAAACCCAGAAATGACATCTTTTGCGTTCCGGGAAACGCTTATGACGCACTTGCTCCTCTGGGGCAACGCATACGCACAGATCATCCGCAACGGCAAGAATGAGATCATCGGTCTATACCCGCTGATGCCTGACCGAATGACGGTTGACCGGGATGAGAACGGTAAGCTCTACTACGAGTACCAGCTTAGTTCCGATGATGCCCATACCATGAAAGGCAGCACGGTCGTTCTTCAGCCAAAGGATGTCCTTCACATTCCTGGTCTGGGGTTTGATGGTCTGGTTGGATACAGCCCGATTGCAATGGCGAAGAACGCTATCGGTCTTGCCATCGCTGCAGAGGAATATGGCAGTAAGTTCTACGCCAATGGTGCTGCCCCCAGCGGTGTGTTGGAACATCCGGGTGTGCTGAAAGACCCTGGCAAGGTACGAGAGAGCTGGAATGCGACCTTCGGCGGTAGTGCCAATTCTAACAAGGTAGCGGTGCTGGAGGAAGGCATGAAATACACGCCTATCTCCATCTCGCCCAACGAAGCACAGTTCCTCGAAACCCGAAAATTTCAGATCAATGAGATAGCTCGAATTTTCCGAGTGCCGCCACACATGGTCGGTGACCTGGAAAAGTCGAGCTTTTCTAATATTGAGCAGCAGTCGCTGGAGTTCGTGAAATACACACTGGACCCCTGGGTTTCCCGATGGGAGCAGAACATGATGCGCTCTCTGTTGACTGCAGAAGAGAAGTCCACCTACTTTATTAAGTTCAATGTGGATGGTCTGCTCCGTGGCGATTACCAGAGCCGTATGAACGGTTACGCCATCGGTCGACAGAACGGCTGGATGTCTGCAAATGACATCCGTGAACTTGAAAATCTCGACCGCATCCCCGCCGAACTCGGTGGTGATCTGTACCTTATCAACGGCAACATGACCAAGCTGGAGGATGCGGGTATCTTCGCAGCGAACGGAAAGGAGGAAAATTCCGATGAAAACGAAGAAGTTCTGGAACTGGACGAACCAGGAACAGACGGAAACGACTCCGGCTCAGAGGATTCTGACTCTGAACGGAACCATCGCAGAGGAAAGTTGGTTTGATGATGATGTCACGCCCCAGCTTTTCAAGGACGATCTCATGGCCGGTACAGGCGATGTTACCGTCTGGATCAACAGCCCCGGCGGTGACTGTATTGCCGCAGCACAGATCTACACCATGCTCAAGGAGTATCCGGGCAAGGTAACGGTGAAGATCGATGGCATGGCAGCATCTGCTGCATCCGTTGTGGCAATGGCTGGTGACTCGGTTCTCATGTCCCCGGTATCCATGATGATGATTCACAATCCGGCAACGGGTGCATGGGGTGACTACACCGCTATGGAGCAGGCCATTGCCATGCTGGACGAGGTGAAGGAGTCTATCCTCAACGCCTATGTTATCAAAAGTGGTCAGTCCCGTGCCAGGCTGTCCCACCTCATGGATGCGGAAACTTGGATGAACGCCAATAAAGCCGTGGAGCTTGGACTGGCAGATGGAATCTTGGGTCAGAACGATACGGATTCCCCGGATGCCAAAGCCGTGGAAGCCCCGGTTGCATCCGTCCAGTTTTGCAGTAAGAGCGTGGAAAACGCTCTAATGAACAAGCTGGCTGCAAAGTATGGCAAGCCCAGAACTGCCGCTGAACAAGCACACATTCCTGCGCCGAAAGACGCTCCCGAAGACACTGGTGTATCTACCACCAACCTGTGGGAGCGTCTTACTGTTTACGAAAAAATGATTTAATGGAGGTACTCAAAATGACTATTTCTGAAATGCTGAAAAACCGTGCTGACCTGCTGGGTCAGATGCGTCAGTTCCTGGACACTCACGAGGACAAGCAGGGCAAGCTGTCCGCAGAGGATCACACCACCTATCAGAACATGGAGGCAGAGTTCGATTCTCTGACCGAAGCCATCAACCGTGCCCAGCGTATTGAGCAGCGTGAGGCTGAACTGGCGAAGCCCGTCAATAGCCCCATCACTGGCAAGCCTTATACTGCTACACCTGCTGGTGAGGAGAAGAAGGGCCGTGCGTCCGATGCCTATAAACAGGCCATGCTCACCGCTATGCGTACCAATTTCCGCCAGGTATCCAACCTTCTGCAGGAAGGCGTGGATGCAGATGGTGGTTATCTGGTTCCCGAAGAGTATGACCGCCGTCTGATTGATGTGCTGAATGAGGAGAACATCATGCGTGGTCTTGCAACCCACATCACCACCTCCGGCCAGCACAAGATCAACATTGCCGCCACCAAGCCCGCCGCTGCATGGATTGAGGAGGGCGGTGCACTGACCTTCGGTGATGCCACCTTCGATCAGACCTTCCTGGATGCGTTCAAGCTGCACGTTGCCATCAAGGTTACGGAGGAGCTGCTCTATGACAACGCTTTCAATCTGGAAAGCTATATCATCACCGAGTTCGGCAAGGCTCTGGCCAATGCGGAAGAAGATGCATTCCTCAACGGTGACGGTACTGGCAAGCCGACTGGTATCTTTGATGCGAACAAGGGCGGTCATCTGTTCAAGACTCTGACCGCAACTATCAAGTCCGATGATATGCTCGACCTTGCCTATGGTCTGAAGCGTCCTTACCGCAAGAACGCATCCTTCATCATGAACGATGCAACCCTTGCCCAGCTCCGCAAGCTGAAGGACAACAACGGTGCGTATATCTGGCAGCCGTCTTATCAGCAGGGTGAGCCTGACCGTCTGCTCGGCTACAGCGTCCGCACCTCTGCCTATGCCCCGACCGATGCCATCGCCTTTGGTGATTACAAGTATTACAACATCGGTGACCGTGGCGCCCGTTCCTTCAAGCAACTCAATGAGCTGTTCGCTGGCAACGGTATGATTGGCTTTGTTGCTAAGGAGCGCGTGGACGGTAAGCTGATCCTGCCGGAAGCTGTGCAGGTCATGAAGCTGTCTGAAAAATGATCCTCTGGGGTGGTGTCGTGTGGCATCACCCCTACATTTATGGAGAGGCGGTGATTTATGTGGTTTCATTGAAGGATACGAAACAATACCTCCGGGTTGATTACAATGACGATGACAAGCTGATAGAGAGCATCTTAACCGCCGCAAAAAAGCTGTGCATGGATGTATTGATGACATCGGATATTGCCGTACTGAATAACTCTGCCCTTGGTGATGTAGCAATCCTATATGCAGCCGCCTATATGTACGAACACCGAGAAGAAGCAGACTATCACGATTTGGCGCTTACGCTTCGGGGCTTGTTAGGTGGAAGCCGAAAGGAGGTCTTCTGATGGAGATTTCCAAGATGCGTTCCCGTATCACTATTCAGAAAAATATCGTAGAAACGGATGCCATTGGCAATCATACGGCAGTCTGGAAAGAGTACTATTCCTGTTATGCTTATGCGAATCTTGCCACTGGTAAGACAGCCGGACAGGAGCAGGAAGTTGCAGGACAGACCGTGGCTTCGGATAGCTATACTTTCATGGTGCGTTATTGTGAGGCGCTCAAGGATATAGACAGCGATCATTACCGTATTCTGTTTGAGGGCGGTATTTACAACATTACACTTGTGGATGATTTTCAGTTCCGGCACGAAACGCTGAAGCTGACTGCCACCAAGGTTCGGAGGTGATGGAATGGGTAGGAATGTGCCTGTTGACGGTCTGGCAGATGCTATCGTGGAAGGTCTGGAGGAATATGCAGACCTTGCTACTGACACGATGAAGAAAGCCGTGCGGCACTCTGCCAAGACCGTAAAAGATGAAATCGAAGCCCATGCTCCGAAAGACACCGGGGCCTACAGCAAGAGTTGGCGGGCATCAAAGCAGACGGAAACCTCCACTAAGCTGGAGATGACCGTTCATTCTGCCAATCGCTATCAGATTGCCCATCTGCTGGAACACGGTCATGCCAAGCGTGGCGGTGGTCGGGTTGCCGCAAGGCCACATATCGCCGCTGCCGAAGAAAAAGGCATCCGTGACCTGGAAGATAGGATTAAGGAGGGATTGTCTGGATGAGCCATGAAGAAGTAGTAGCAATGGTCACCGAGATGGGTCTTCCCCATGCGTATGACCATTTTGCCGAGGGAGAGTCACCAGACCCTCCTTTTTTGATTTTTCTGTATCTGGGTTCGGATAACTTTGCCGCAGATGGCATCGTGTACTTTGCTATTTCCCGGCTGAATCTGGAGCTATACACCGATAAGAAAGATCCGCAACTGGAAACCCGTATCGAGGCGGTGCTTTCTAAACATGAACTGTTTTACAACAAGACCGAAGTATGGATCGCCAGTGAGGGTCTGTACGAGGTGCTTTATGAATTGGAGGTTTAACTATGCCTGATAAGAACAATAAGGTCAAATTCAACCTTAAAAATGCACACTACGCCTTGTTGACGATTGCAGAGGACGGAGCAGTGTCTTACGCTGCACCGACTCCGATGCCCGGTTCCGTATCCATTTCTTTGGATGCAAATGGCGAGCCGGAGAACTTCTATGCAGACGGCGTGGCCTACTATGTCATCAATAACAACATGGGTTATGACGGCGATCTGGAGCTTGCCATGATCCCGGAGAGTTTTCGGACGGATGTTCTGAAGGAAAAGCTGGATGCCAAGGGTGTTCTCATAGAGAACTCTGAGGTCGAGCTGGCATCCTTCGCCCTGCTTTTCGAGTTCGATGGTGACCAGAAACACATCCGCCATGTGCTGTATAACTGCTCTGCATCCCGTCCGGGCATTGAGGGCAAGACCAATGAGGACAGCAAGGAAGTCCAGACGGAAACGCTGACTATCAAGGCCACGCCGCTGGCGAACGGTATGGTCAAGGCCAAGACTGGCAACACCACCGATGCCACGGTCTACAATGACTGGTACAAATCTGTGTATATGCCGACTGCCGAGGCACAGGCCGCAGTTCAGTCTGCAGCTAAGTCTGCTTCTACGAAGTCCGGCTCTTAAGTGAAGGAGGTAAAGGATCATGGGAATGACGAAGAAAATCAATATTGATGGCAAGGATGTGATGTTTAAGGCGAGTGCGGCGATTCCCCGTATCTATCGCCTGAAATTCCATCGTGATATTTACAAAGACCTCCGTGATTTGGAGAAGGCTGTGGATTCCTCCAGCGAGGAACAGTCCAGCCTTGACCTTTTCTCTCTGGAAATGTTCGAAAACATCGCCTTTGTCATGGCGAAACACGCAGACCCCACGGCTGTGCCGGACTCCCCGGAAGATTGGCTGGACGAGTTTAACACCTTTTCCATCTACCAGGTCTTGCCGGAGATCATCGAGCTTTGGGGGCTGAATGTTCAGTCTGAGGTTGAGTCTAAAAAAAACTTCGCAAAAGTGAGCGCGAAATGACAACGCCGCTGTTCCTTTTGCGGTGTGTTCAACTTGGCATCTCTATCCGTGACCTGGACCTACTTTCGATAGGCCTGGTGAATGATATGTATGCCGAGAGCAGCAATGATGATTACAAATATCCGCAGCTTGCCAGTCAGGAGGATATGGACAGATTCTAAGGAGGTGACCTTGCGTGGCAAACCGTATCAAAGGCATCACGGTTGAGATCAACGGTGATACTACCGGGCTTACCAAGGCCCTCGCAAATGTAAACAAAGAGATCAAGTCCACGCAGTCCCAGCTTAAGGATGTGGAAAAACTTCTGAAACTGGACCCTGGCAATACAGAGCTATTGGCCCAGAAGCATAAGTTGCTCGGACAAGCCGTAGAGGAAACGAAGAATAAACTCCAGACTCTGAAAACCGCTCAGGAACAGGCAAACGAAGCTCTGAAGAACGGTACGATCACCCAAGAGCAGTATGACGGACTCCAGCGTGAGATCGTGGAAACCGAGCAGGAGCTGAAATGCCTGGAAGAGCAGGCGAATCAATCTGCGACTGCCCTGCAGAAGATTTCTGCCACGGGTGAAAAGCTACAGACGGTAGGTTCCAACATTGAATCTGCCGGAAAGAAGCTCCTCCCCGTCACAGGTGCCGTTACCGCCCTTGGTACGGCGGCAGTAAAGACCGCCGCTGACTTTGACAGTGCCATGAGCCAAGTGGCGGCGGTGTCCGGGGCTACGGGTTCCGATCTGGAAGCCCTGCGGGATAAAGCCAGAGAGATGGGTGCCAAGACGAAGTTCTCCGCATCCGAAGCCGCCGAAGCAATGAATTACATGGCGATGGCCGGCTGGAAAACTGGTGATATGCTGGATGGTATAGAAGGTATTATGAACCTTGCCGCAGCGTCCGGCGAGGACTTGGCAACCACATCTGATATCGTTACTGACGCACTTACCGCCCTGGGTCTGTCTGCCGCAGACTCAGGGCATTTTGCTGATATTCTTGCGGCAGCGTCTTCCAACGCGAATACGAACGTTAGCATGATGGGCGAAACATTCAAATACTGTGCGCCTGTTGCTGGTGCGTTGGGATTCACAGCAGAGGATACAGCGGAAGCCATCGGCTTGATGGCGAATGCAGGTATCAAGTCCTCCCAGGCTGGTACTGCCATGCGTACCATGCTGACAAACCTCACTGGCGAGGTCAAATTCTCTGGTGCTGCCTTTGGCGAGATGACGGTTCAGACCACCAATGCAGACGGTAGCATGAGAAGCCTTGGGGATATTCTGGCGGATTGCCGAGTAGCATTTTCGCAGATGTCGGAATCCGAGCGTTCTGCAAATGCTGAAGCTCTGGTCGGCAAAAATGCAATGTCCGGCTTTCTTGCTGTTATGAATGCGGCTCCGGGCGATATTGAAAAGCTGAACAGTGCAATCAATAACTGTGACGGTACCGCAGAAAAGATGGCAACCACCATGCAGGATAACCTGGAAGGTCAGCTCACCATCTTAAAATCGCAACTTGAGGAGCTTGCCATTTCTTTTGGTGAGTTGCTCATGCCTGCGATCCGCACGATTGTCGGTTGGATTCAGAAGTTCGTGGATTGGCTGAACAGTATGGGCGAAGGCACGAAGAAGGTCGTAATGACCGTGGCGCTGCTTGCAGCGGCATTGGGACCTGTGTTGATAGTGATTGGCAAAGTGATCAGCGCCATTGGCACGATTATGACCATCGTACCGAAGATTGCCGGAGCCATCAATGTGGTGAAGGGAGCCTTTGCCGCCCTGAATGTGACCATGTTGGCAAACCCCATCACCCTTATTATTGCAGCGATTGCCGCCCTGGTTGCAGCTTTCATTTATCTCTGGAATAACTGCGAGGGGTTCCGGCAGTTCTGGATCAATTTGTGGGAGGGCATTAAACAGGCGGTCACCACGGCTTGGAATGCCATCACCTCGTTCCTGTCTACGGCATGGGAGTCCATCCTTGGTATTGCCCAGACGGTATGGGGTGCGATCTCTGGATTTTTCACTACTCTGTGGGAAGGCATCACAGGTGTGTTCACGGCAGCGTGGACGAGTATCAGCGGTGTGATGACCACTATCTGGAATACGATCACTTCTGTATGGCAGAGCATCTATGATACGATTTCTCCGCTACTGGAGGCGTTTCGGTATTTATTCGAGACCATATTTGAAGCCATCCGTATTCTGATCGAGCGGGCTTTCACGGCTGTGTCCCAGAAGATACAGGAAATCTGGAACGGCATCGTTGCTTTCCTTACCCCTGTGCTGGAGGGCATCAAGAATGTATTCCAGACCGTCTGGACGGCAATTCAGTCCGTAGTTACTACAGTTCTGACAGCAATCCAAGGTGTAGTCACGACTGTGTGGAATGCTATTAAAAATGCGGTCACCACAGTGATGAACGCCATCAAGGGCGTAGTGTCCTCGGCTTGGAACAGCATTAAATCCATGATTTCCTCTGTGATGAATACGATAAAGTCTGTCATCACGAGCATCTGGAACAATGTAAAATCCGCCATCGGCAGCATCATCGGTCAGATCTACACGGTCATTCATTCCGGCTTTGAGAAAGCGGTCGGTTATGTGAAGGGGCTTGCATCCCAGGCATTCAACTGGGGCAAAGACCTAGTCATGGGCATTGTCAACGGTATCAAGTCCTGCATCAGCGCAGTTGCCGATGCAGTAACGGGTGTTGCAGACAAGATTCGTTCCGTTCTGCATTTCTCGGTTCCGGATGAAGGCCCTTTGACAGACTACGAGAGCTGGATGCCGGACTTTATGTCTGGTCTGGCAAAGGGCATCGAAAAGAGCCGTGGTCTGGTAGAGAAGGCTGTGTCTGGGGTAGCTGCTGACATGGTCATCAATCCACAGGTATCTGCACTGCAGATGGCTGGCGGCAGCAGTACCAATGGCGGTGTGTCTGATGGAACTGTGTCCAGTCTGCTTTCTGGTATCCGTGAGATACTGGATGGTATGGGCAGCCAGAACACAGGCATGATTTCTATTCCAGTCTATCTGGGAAATAACCTGCTGGACGAAGTGATCGTGGATGCCCAGAAGCGTCAGAGCCTTCGTTCCGGCGGCAGATAAGGAGGTGTGCACCGATGGCATTTATACAGTATCTCGTTTTTGATGGTGAGGATCTTCCTTTGCCAACTTCCTACGATGTTGCGATGGACGATGTGGAGGCGGATTCCTCCGGCGAAACAGAAGCTGGGACTACCCAGCGGGATGTGGTGCGTTCCGGCGTTCACACCATATCCGTTGATTTTTCTGTAACTCCACGGTGGCTAAAGAAGCTGACCGTGTATAAGCAGAAAGCAAAGATCAGCGTTCGATTCTTTGATACGGAAACGCTGGAACAGAAAGAAGCCGAGATGTATATCACGGGATATAAAGCAAAGCTGGAAAAGGACACCTCCTACAAAGGACTGTGGAAGGTATCCTTTACGCTGAATGAGTTCTAAGAAAGGGGTGTTTTGATGTATCCAGTCAGCGATAAATTCATGGACGCGGTGCAGAAAAACACCCGTACATTTTACTGGACGGGCAGCATCACGACAAAGACAAATCAGACCTATGAGTTTGGAAATGATGACATTGTGAAAGGTTCCGGTTACATCAATCGGCAGTGCTGTGGAAACACAGAAATTGAACTTGGAACGGTGTATGCAGCCGAAATGGGAATCAGCCTTTATTTGGACATTGACCGCTATACTCTGGAGGAAGCAGAAATCAGACTGTCGTTCCATCTGGTATATGAAGATGAAACAGAGGAAGAAGTACCGATGGGTGTGTTTTATGTTGCTGAAGCAAACCGATGCATCAAGACCTTGGAATTAAAAGCCTACGATGGAATGTTAAATTTGGATAAGAATTTCAGTAAGGGGCTGTCCAGTGCGTATCCTTACGAGTTCCTTTCTCTTTTATCAAAAGCCTGCCATATAGAACTTGCCCAGACAAAAGAGGAGATTGAAGCTATGCCAAACGGCACTGAGCTTCTTGGCATCTACCAGGATAATGACATAGAATCTTGGCGCGATTTTCTTTATTATTTAGCACAGACACTTGGGTGCTTTGCGATTATTGATCGTTTCGGCAGACTAAATCTTTCTGCCTATGGAAATACAGCAGTCATGGCGGTTGATATCCGGCACCGCTTCAGTAGCAGTTTTTCAGATTTTGTTACGAGATATACGGCGGTTAGTTCCACGAATAAAAGGACAGAAAAAGCAGAGTACTATGCGAAATCTCCAGATGATGGGCTGACGATGAATCTTGGTGTTAATCCGCTTTTACAGTTTGGGCTGGAGGAAACAAGAAAACGTATCATCAATGCAATACTTGATGTTATCACATCAGTGGAATACGTGCCGTTTGATTCAGATACGATTGGAAATCCTGCGCTTGATCTTGGTGATGTGCTTCGATTTACGGGTGGTCATGCAGATGAAACCAAACAATCTGCAATTACATCCATTTACACGAAAATCAATGGAAAACAGACTGTGAAATGTGTTGGAAAGAATCCAAGACTGGCAGCAGCCAAGAGCAAAAATGATAAGAACATCACAGGTCTTATTAATTCTATTGGAGAGACAAAGCTGAGTATATACACTTTCGCTAATGCATTGGCATTGGATGTAGGTGCGGAAAAGCTATCGATTATCAATATGGAATTTGCATCCGGCGATGAGACTAATGCAGAATTCCATGCTCAAGCAATTCTCCAAGTGGAGAGTAATCCAGATACAAGAACGCTTACAGCAGAAACAACTATCGATCTTGGAACAACGACTGATGACAATTGAACAACGGTTGAAAATAAGAAAGTGATTTCGTTTCCGCTATCCTGGGATGAGGATGGAAAAACAGAACTCTCTGTTTTTTATGTGCTGGATGGGCATGAGGTGGAAGAATTCCATCCGAAAGAGTCGTGGCTAAGCGGCAAGCATTTGCTGACCCTGTATTATCCAATTATGGAGCTTACGGCGAATCAGCTTCATACCTTTGAGGTGTTGATTTCCATGAAAAATGGAGCTGGTCATATCGAAGCACAGAATATTATGGCAACTATTACGGGTCAAGGACTTGGTGTGCAGGAACGCTGGGATGGAAAAATCACGGCAGAAGAGACAATGAAGAAGCTCCTTCTTTCCTCAATGCCAACGCACACGTTGCAGGATGTTGTTATGGTACATTTCCTGTCACCGAAAAAGACAGGATTAAATGACCATGTGGCATCGATCTCTTTAATCGGAATGCCAATGCGCTCTATGAAGGACACGCTTCGACTCTTTGCACCAATCGTTCGTGATGTTGTCGAAACGGATGATAAAAAGAAGATGAATTACAAGAAAGAATATGTTCTTGCCGAGGATGTGTTTAGGCTTCGTAAGGACTATGCCCTCTCTGGGAATAGCAGTATCCGCCTCGACCGTGGCCGGATGCTGAAGCTTGTGATTCCGACCGAAAACTTCGATAGCCTGACAGCACTTACAATTCAGCCATTTGAAACGTTTCCATTTATCAATATGGAGGTGCTGTACCCAGGCAATCTTTCATTCAGCGAATTAACAGAACAGGTCGGAGATGCGGTAAAACTGAAAACGTCTTTCAGTAGACAAGTTTCTGGGCAGAATCAGAAAATTAACCGTGGGCGGCTTGCAGCATTTTCTATGGGGATTGGAGATATGGCAGATATAGAAGAACTGGAGGTAAGCAATGTTTGATTATGGAAGGATTGAAGATCTTCTGAAAAGCACGGAGCACATGGAGATTCTTCGTAATAATTCACTGCAGGATGATGGAACAGATACGGTAGAGGGGGCTGCCTGGTTTCAGTATAAAGGGAAAGTGGCATCCACTCTTTATGTCAGTGGCAACTCATGGATTGGCTTTGGGGAGAATGTAGAGCAGCTTAAAATTGTCCGCCGAGATACGGATCTTATGACACTCCGAAGAGAGGAAGGCACAATCTGGGGGACATATCGCTTCCTCCGAATTCGGTGGGAAGGCTATTCTGTACACGGTAAGCGGAATGATGAAACTAAAATGGTCTGGGATGCTATTCTCTTTGATACTGGGGAAATCTGTGTCTACTTCGATACAATTCCGACTAACAGTAGTTATCTGGCAGATTCTTGCCTTGTAACTGGCAATAGCACGATACCCTTTACCGCCCTTACAGGAAAGGTTATTTCTTTTAGGCCAAAGGATGAAAATGGGAACGGCTTTGAATATATGGATCATGCACCTGTTTTTCTTGATCCGTACAATCGAAGGTATCTTATTTCAGATGTAGATGGCGCACTTTATACCGTAGGAGATGGTGCACTTGTTAAGTTGGTGGAAACAAAACTTACGGCTGAGTTATTTGAAACGCAAGGTACGCAGGATATCCCAAATGGAAAACTGCTCATCACGCTACATGACCCGACCATACTTTATTGGCATGATTCTGAGAATCTCTTCCCAGATTTGAAAGTAAATTATACAGGGATACCAATCCCACAAGTGCTTTACTCTGAGAATATTAATATGTCAGATTCCACGATCCTCGGAATTGAGAAAGTGACAGCAGACTGTTCCGATGAGGTATTGTTTGCGGTTTCTTTTGATAATGGAGAATCTTGGTGGAGTTGTACCAATGCGGTGTGGGCAAAGCTGTCCGAGGAAAAATCTGGAATGTCAAAGGTTGCGCTGGAGGCTATCAGCGTGGATTCATGGGCGGAGAAAGCTACCACAGGACAATTGAAATATCGGTTTATCATCAGCGGTGCGGATGGTTATTTAAAATCTGTCACAACCGACTATCTGAATGCGGAGGAATAATAATGCTAAAAGGAAAAAGCGTAATAGAACTTACAGATGTTCATACTGGAAGAGTGGAACATTACGAAGATACCAACTTGGTGACCGAAGCGGTAATGGATGTTCTAAACTGCAATATTAGAGGAATGCTGTATAACAGTACTGGATTTAATAATTCTAGTGGAGATAATTGGATGTTGCCGATAAAGAAAAACATTATGGGTGGTATCCTTTTATATCAGAATGCGATAGAAGAGCAGGCGGATAATATCTATGCACCAATGAATAATCCGCTAATCGGCTATGCATCGGATGATGCAAACAATACCGAGGATATTCGAAGGGGAAGCCGAAACCTCACAGAGAGCAAAGTGGTTGATGGTGGATACCGCTTTGTATGGGATTTTGCGACATCCCAGGCAAACGGAACCATTTCAGCAATCTGCTTATCCAATACACTAGCCGGAAAAGGGACACAATATGATGGGAATTACATGGTTCGTATCGGAACCTGGTCGACAAATGTAAACAATATTTATGAGCCATATTGTTTGCGAGACAATAAGCGCATTTATATTGGTGAAGGATATAGATTGGAGATGACAACCCACAATAACTCTACACAAGCAACGCTTAGAAAAATTCAGGATGATTATCTTCATGCAACATTGATCGACCGACCATTGACGCGCATGGCCTGTGAAGCTAGTGAGGAAACATCCATCGAATTGAATCATTATCCGAGATATTGTCATTACAGTGGCGGGAGCAAGGATGGAACGGACGAACCTTATAGTAACAATTCCGACATTTGGAATTATCTGTATCATGGAACAGATGGAAAGTGGTATGGATTAGTCAGATGTGAAAACCTTAAGTACAGTTACACCAGTAGTGGTAGAGAATATTACGACCGTGTAAATTATGAGTGGTACATGGATTGTATTGATGGCGATAAATGCACCACGCAGAAGATTGTAGCTCCCAGTGGTATCAGAGAATTTTATAGTTTTGGAATGAGTGGTAAATGGTTGATGTGTTATACAGAAACAAAAGTCTACCGTATTGATACAACTAATGTGGCAAATATCGAACTGGTGCCGAATATCACATATAATTCTTCAAGTATCTGGACTTATATTGTGGATGATGACATTGTGATTAATGGCTGGTATTTCCTGGACGGTGAGCCAAAACTTTATCTCCAAGGCACCCCTGATGCAAGTCGTATTGAGTGGGGGAGAAACCAGATGAGCAGGTATAAGACGTATGCAGTTAGAGAGTGGATGTATCGGTATTCATCAGATTACGACCTATATCGTGAACTTTATTTGTTCACTCCGTATCTTGCCACTATCAATAACCTCAGTTCTCCAGTTATCAAGACTGCAGATAAGACCATGAAAATCACATATACCATTACAGAGGAATGATCCTTTGCAACATTGAAACTAAGCATCTCTGCGGAGGTGTTTTTTTATACCAATTTTAAGGAGGACAAACACCATGAAAGAATTCTGGAACACGATTCAGCTTATTTTCACTGCCATTGGAGGGTGGCTCGGCTACTTTCTCGGTGGCTGCGATGGCCTGCTTTATGCCCTCATTGCCTTTGTAGTCATCGACTACATCACGGGTGTGATGTGCGCCATCAACGATAAGACCCTCTCCAGTGAAGTGGGGTTCCGGGGCATCTGCCGGAAGGTACTGATTTTCCTGCTGGTCGGGATTGCAAACATTCTTGACGTGCAGGTCATCGGAACCGGCAGTGTTCTGCGAACCGCAGTCATTTTCTTCTACATCTCCAATGAGGGCGTGAGCCTTCTGGAGAATGCGGCGCACCTTGGTCTGCCTGTGCCGGAAAAGATCAAGACCGTTTTAGAGCAGCTCCATGACCGCTCGGAAAGTGAGGATGAATAATATGGCTTACACAAATAGTTCCCTAGTATCCTATACCAAACTCAGCCCGAATCATTCTGGGCAGAGAACCCACAGCATTGACCGCATCACGCCACATTGCGTGGTGGGTCAGCTCTCCTGCGAGAGCATCTGCGGTTGCTTTACCAGTCCGTCCAGACAGGCAAGCTGTAACTACGGCATTGGCAAGGACGGTCAGATTTCCCTTTGCGTGGAAGAGAAGAACCGTAGCTGGTGTTCTTCCAGTGCCGCCAATGACCAGAGAGCCATCACCATCGAGTGTGCCAGTGATATGTCTGAGCCGTATGCGATGAATACTGCAGTGTACGAATCTTTGGTGAAGCTCTGCACCGATGTCTGCAAGCGGAACGGTAAGAAGAAACTGCTCTGGCTTGGGGACAAGAATACGACTCTGAACTACAAGCTGAAAACCGATGAGATGGTGCTGACGGTTCACCGCTGGTTTGCGAACAAAAGCTGTCCGGGCAACTGGCTCTATGCAAGGCTTGGTGATCTGGCAGCGAGGGTCACTGCAAATCTAGGTGGCAGTCAGCAGACCACCCCGTCTGCTCCAACAACCAGCAAAGTGCCGTATAAGGTTCGGGTCAAGATTTCCGACCTCAATATCCGCAAGGGTCCTGGTACGAACTATGCCAAGTGGTACAAGTTCACTGGGGCTGGGGTGTTCACAATCGTTGAGGAAGCGACCGGTCTTGGTGCTACCAAGTGGGGACTTCTGAAGTCCTATGCGGACAAGCGTAACGGCTGGATTTCCCTCGATTACGCAATCAAGCTGTAAGGTTTTGCCCGGTGGCATGAGCTGCCGGGCTTCCTTTTTTACACACAAAAATTCACCGAAAAATAGCACGGCTATTGCTTGACTAATCGGCGGCGTAGAGTGATATATAGACTACCACAAAAGGAAGGAGGAACAGAGCATGAGAATTAAGGTAATCAAGCCCACGAAGGCAGTACACCAGCAGAAGAAAAAGGTCTGCGCCTATGTGCGAGTATCCACTGACAGTCTTCAACAGGAAGACTCCCTGGAAAACCAGACCACCTATTTCAAAGGCTTTATTACCGCCAATCCAGAATGGGAGTTCGTTGGCATCTACTCTGACCAGGGCATTTCTGGCTATAAGGAAAACCGCCCCGGATTTCAGAAGATGATAGAGGATGCCAGGGCTGGCAATATAGATTTAATCGTAGTAAAAAGCATATCCCGATTCGCAAGAAATACCGAAACTGTGCTCAAGTTCACCAGAGAACTGAAAAGCATAGGTGTCGGTATTTTTTTTGAAATTCAGAACATCAACACGCTGTCCGGCGCAGGTGAGTTGATGTTGACCATCCTTGCAGCATTTGCCCAGGCCGAGAGTGAAGGCGCATCCGCTAATGCGAAGATGACCTATAAGCGAAAATTTGAAAGTGGAATTCCTGCCCACGGTTTGGAAAGCACCTTCGGATACAAAGCCAATGCCCAGGGTGACATCGTAGTTGATGAGGAAAAAGCCGCAGTTGTGCGGCAGATGTTCGACTTGGCGGAGCAAGGCATCTGGCCCAGCAAGATTAAGCAATACCTCAATAAAAATGGTGTTCCAGGGTGTGCTGGTGGGGATTGGGATGACACGGCGGTGTTCCGTGTTCTCCATAATGTTTCCTATAAGGGTGATCTGATTTTGCAAAAGACCTATAGGGACAGCCGCCGCAAGCAACGCAAGAATGAAGGACAGGTTGACCAGTGGTACATTGCAGAGAACCACCAACCCATTGTACCGCCTAAACAGTGGGACAAGGTGCAGGAAATTTTGCGGAAACGGAGCGAACATCTGCAAAAGCCAGCCCCTCCAAAGCCGGACAAGCCACGGAGTAGCCGAAATACCTACCCACTTTCCAATCTGATATACTGCCCCATTTGCGGTGAGAAGTTGATTCATAAATGGGGCAAGGGCAAAAACGAATACTGGGCTTGCAAAACAAACCTCAAGGTCGGCAAGGATGCCTGCAAGGGAATCTGGCTACCTGCAGAAGTGGCAAACGACTGGGGTGAGATTACAGAGCCGATTGTAGCGGTTCAATATGAAGATGAATATGGGATGCGGCGGTTTACCGCTTACCCCAAAGATGAATATGACGCATTCAAAAGAGAGGACTGATTTATATGGCAAGAGAAATCGTACACATTCCTGCACGGCGTGGCCTGAGCAATCGAGCTACTGTGACAGACCGAAAAATCCGGGTGGCTGCTTATTGCCGAGTTTCCACCGACCATGAAGAGCAGATCAACAGCTTTGAAAACCAGGTGACCTACTACACCGAATACATCAATCGGAATCCGAACTACGAACTGGCTGACATTTATGCTGATGAAGGCATCTCCGGCACCAACACCAGACGCAGAGATGATTTCAACCGCATGATTGCAGACTGCGAAGCCGGAAAAATCGACTTGATCATCACAAAATCCATTAGCCGTTTTGCCCGTAACACGCAGGACTGCTTGAATTACTCCAGAAAGCTAAAAGACCTGGGCATCGGAATCCAATTTGAGAAGGAAGGTATCAACACGATGGACAGTTCTGGTGAGCTGCTTTTCACCATTCTTTCTTCCTTGGCACAGGACGAGAGCCGTTCCATCTCGGAAAACTGCCAGTGGGGTATCCGGTCCCTTTTCAAACAGGGGGTTCTGCATCTGAACACGAACCGTTTTCTGGGCTACGACAAGGACGAGAAAGGCAATCTGGTCATCAACGAGGAACAGGCGGCGATTGTGCGCCGGATTTATACGGAGTTCATGAACGGCATCAATCCTGATGTTATCAGCCGCCGCCTTCGGGATGAAGGAATTCCGGGATGCATGGGCGAAGCAAAGTGGCAGGCCAGCACGATTTTTGGAATCTTACGGAATGAGAAATATATGGGCGATGCCATTCTGCAGAAGACTTTCACTTCCGATTACCTTACGAAAAAGACCGTGAAGAACGAAGGTCAACTGGAACAGTACCATGTCAAGGGTGACCATGAAGCTATCATCGACCCAGAGTATTGGGATGCGGTTCAGCTTGAACTGGAACGGCGGCAGAATTATATGACAGCTCACAGTCTGCGGACGATGGGGCGTTACACAGATGAGCAGCCCTTTTCCAACCGAGTGTTGTGCGGAGAGTGCGGCAAGGTTTTCTGGCGGCGTACCTGGTACCGCCTGAACAACACTTACAAGGTCTGGCAGTGTGGCAACCGCTATCGAGAAAAAGGTGTGATCACTTGCCACAGCGAGAACTTGAAAGAATCGGATTTGCAAGTGGCTTTTGTCATGGCGTGGAATGGCATTCTGGAGAACCGGGCAGAGTTCACAGAAACTTGGAAAGCACAGGCTGAAAACGGCAACGCTCTGGAACGCTTCAGGGCAAAGCAGATGCTGGAGCTTACCAAGATGAAACCACTGAAAGAAATCGACCTTTTGCTGGTCGGCAAGGTTCTGGACTATGTGATTGTCCGGCATGGCGGCGAGCTGGAGTTCCATTTCCTTGACGGGACACAGCTTGCGGTCGAAGTGACAGAATAAAGGGTAGCAGCCCACCCCCAAACCGTTGTGGGAGGGCTGCTATTTTAGTGCTTATTCTTCGATGTTTTTCTTAAGGTGTCTCCGGGCATAAGGGATACCCTTTGCCAGATCGAAAATGACCGCCTTATCCTCCTTGGAGTAAACGCCAGTCATAATATACTTGGTTTCCGGGTCCCATTCCTTCATAGCACCACGGATTACTTCCATCATCGGTTCGTTCTGGAAGAGGACAGCGGTTTTCTGTTCCTCCTTTGCCTTAGAGAACTTGACCGTGTTGCCCTCATTGCCTTTGCCGACCTGTACGGCGAACTGGCGGGTTTCCAGGTTGAACAGGAAGCGGACATACGCTGGGTAGCCCAGCACCTCAACGACAGCTTTGACAAAGCGGATGCGTTTCGGCTCCACGATAACATTCAGCGGAGCCTCTTTCTTTGCTACAGTCTTTTTGATCTCGATTACCTGGAAATTTTCTAACATTTTACATTACCTCTCTTTTGTAGTTTTTCTTGGATTTTTGGTACATCACGTTTTGACCAGTGCGGGTCAAGTACAAGATATCCTTTCATTCGCCCGCGTCTAATAAACTGGAGAGTCACGGACGTATCCTGGCGGATTTGCTTTTTGTGCTTTCTCCGCCGGATCTTTAAGCATTTCTGCACCTCATCCCATTGCTCTCGTGGTATGATAGCCGGATGGTGGTCACGCATAATGTACTTGCGTTCTTGACCACGATTCTTTACGGAACGGTGGGATAAACAGTCTGGTGTGTAGGTTTTCTGCATAACGACATCGCCGCAGTAGCGTTCATTATGGAGCATACTATAGAGCGTTCCGGCACTCCATTTCCCCACTCCTTTGACAGTGGGGATTTCGAGCCGTGTCAATTCATCAGCGATTTCTTTAACGCTCCACCCATCCAAATAGTTCTCATAGATGAAGCGAACCACGGCGGCTTCGTCTTCCACAACATTCATATTTCCATCATCGTCTGTGGTATAGCCGAGGAGTGCCCAAGTCGGGCAGAGTGGCAGTCCTTTTTGAAACCGCCGCTTGATTGACCATTTGATAGCTTCGGATTTATTCTCTGACTCACCCTGTGCCACGCTACTGAGCATGGCGATGAAAGCCTCGTTCCTTCGGTCAGTGGTATTCAGATTTTCGTTTTCAAAAAATACTGCCACAGGAGGTTCAAGGCTTCGTAATTGTCGGACATAAGAAATGCAGTCCAAGGTGTTACGAGCAAAGCGGCTGATGGACTTTGTGATAATCAGATCGATTTTTCCATCGTAGCAATCTCGTATCATTTCCTGGAACTGCATTCGTTTGGTGACATTTGTGCCGGAGATACCCTCATCGGCATATATTTTTACTAACTCCCAGTCCGGGTTTCTGATGATGAGTTCGGTATAGTATTGGACTTGCAATTCATAACTCCCAGCCTGGGCATCTTCATCAGTGCTGACTCGGCAGTAGGCTGCAACCCGTATGATTTTTGGTTTGTCCGCCTCCAGCTCGGACACGGCAGGTACGATCTCTACCTCCGCTTCATTATCATAAGCGTTTTTAATACGGTTCTTTGCAGCCTTTCGCTTTTCGGCTTTTGATGACCCTTGCCATTTCGCAGACAACTCTAATTTCCCTTTCAGTTGAAACACCCCCTTCCTATCCTGGTGGGTCGTTACCAGTACCGTACCCTGCATAGCAGAGCCAAAGAAAATTATATCTAATTCGGCATTGCGTATCAACTTGCATAGCAATACCGAAGTATTTTGTGCGAAAGTATTTTCGCACCGATAGCATTATGCTATACTGGAATCGCAACCTTATTTTTTTACCTACATATATCGCAACTCCAAAGTAAAGTAGTTCGTCAGTGGCAATCTAATAAGAAACCCCATTTCCAAGTACAATATGGGTAAAGACTTCGGAAGTGAGGTGTAGATTACTTGTCGGCTGAGAACTATATCATTGACAGAATAGAACAGTTGTGTGAACAGAAGCAAATGAGCAGATACCGCCTTGCCCAGAAATCTGGCATCTCGCAATCTTCGATTTCCACACTGCTGAATAGGCAGAGTGTTCCAACCATACAGACATTGGAGAAAATTTGCAAAGGGCTGGATATGACCCTTGCTCAATTTTTCTCGGAGGACGATGAACTGCCAAATTTGACAGAAGAGCAGAAACGTCTTCTCACCACCTGGAATGCTATGAACAAGCAGGAGAAGGCGTTGGTAGAAGCATATATGCAAGGAATCGTAAGAAAGTAAGGATGGCTGATGTTGCGGCTGTCCTTATTTCGTTTGGAGGACACCATGAAACGGAAAACCTTTTTCCTTACAATGCTTATGACCTGTCTGCTTTGTGGCTGCGGACAATCCAGTGCATCTGCGGAGTCTGCAATCCAGCCAGAAAAACCAGAATATGAATTATCCGTAGAGTCCAATATTGGTCAAGAGGACTGTTCCATCTGCGGCAACGGAGGTGGCAGTCTTATGTCGTATTATGGCAAAAAGGACTCGATAGGAATTATCCATCTGAACGACCTGTCTATAAGTGATACCGAAGTCAGAGCTTTTGACGATGACGGAAATGAAGTGTTCGGTCAAAGTGGCACGAGTACGAGGGTCAATTCTTATGGCGAGGGTTGCGGAAGTGTGATGATTACTGGAATGTCGAACCGTGGCTATAGCGATGCGGAGATTTACTACAAAGCCAAAGATGAGGTGAACTTCGATAAGCTGAAGGATTCCCTTTGCCAGACTTGCCTGGACAAAGTGGTGGAGTTCTATGTAGATCAGAAGAACAATGGCGATGACAGCAGACTTGGTACCACGGGATATTGCCTGGTTGATTTCTCTACCAGAGAGCTTTATACCTTATCTGACCCTTACCGAGGTTACATGATTCGGGATTACTATGTGCGGTATGACATGGAGGAAGGTCCGACTTCGGAGGATGACTACATTGACCTTTTCACTGTCTACGCCCCGGAACGAGCAGAGCAGTAAGGCTGTTCACAAAAAATACAACGAAATAGAAACAAAAAAAGATTCCAAACAGGTGTTTGGTGGTGTATAATAAATGAGGGTAAGGTTACAATTTGATGACCAAGCCCTCAAACCATTTTATAAGTTCTTTTTTATTATAGAAGAAACTCATATTCTTTTTCTGATTTTGTATTCACAAAAAAATCCCAGTTTATGTTTGAAAAAAGGCTA